AAAGCTATCAACGATGCCCTAAGTGCTTCATTTTCTTTTTTCTGCTGATTAGCCCGCTCTATCTCCTTCTTATGCCGTTCTGCTTCTTCAGCTTCTTTTCTTTCCTCATGCTTTTTCAGTCTGTACATGAGATAACCAATCACCGCCGTAGCACATGTGCTGGCTATTGATAGGCCTACTTCCAACATGCTGTCCATTGGAACCACCACCTTCCCTGCTATAAATTACCATGTTTTGTGCACGAGCCAAACCACGCCTTCAGCTCCTAACGCTCCTACGCCGTCAGCGGCAATATCGCCCCATTCCGCTGTATGGTTATCATGCCGACTATCATACCATTCCTTTGCCCCCCCTACGACAATCACGTTAAACAATACACGTTGCCATGGGCGCCATTTATTAAACGGCTTATTCTGAGCCATAAATACGCCCACTGCCATGGACGCACCAACATGAGCGTATTTGTCCTCACCGATGGTGTTGGCACGACAAGGCGCAGGGTATAGCCATAGCATGAACGTCATCAGCAGAATTAACATTAGGATTGTAATTACTTTTCTCATGGTAACACCTCCCAATCGTCGGCAAATATATCCCCATTTCTCACGATATATGGCACTCGCTCAACCTGATCACATATCACAAGATAAGGCCGCATCAAGTCCGTATAAGCACATTCGATATATACGCCAGACAAAAAGGCAGGACGGCGAATCTGCCGCCCTGCCTTCACTTGTTCCAGCGCATCGCCGAAAGTCATTATTCCTGCTCCGGATCGTCTTTGTGACTCTCCTTCACCTTGGCTTTTACTTCTTCAGCGAAAGCATTGAATTCAGCCCACTCATCCGGTTTGGTGTCTTTCTGTCTCAGTAAGGCAATCTGGTCATCGATGGAATATTTCGCATCAATGACTGCCGCAATTTCTTCTGCAATCGTCAAACCCTGTTTCTTTTCTTCGTTCGCCATTTTATTTTCCTCCGTTTCTTTAGCTGGCACCTCGGAGCTAATCTTCCGAAAAGGTGCCGAAATAACTCATCTAGCTTTCTAGCAGCCATTATCCCATCTCGTCTGAAGGCATGCCCTTTCCATGACGCATGGGCATTTGAAACTTCTTCTGTGGTCATATTCCCCTCTGCCACAAACTTGGCAAACTTCTTGAGTTTTCGCCTCTGCCGGACTATGCTTTTCCGAGTCAGACGGCGCTTTATTTTGCCAGTATTGGTTAAGGTTATCTTGACCTTTAGGAAGCGCAGGCCGTGTTTGATTTTTGTAATACGAGTCTTTCTGGTATTCAGTTTTATCCCTAACTTAGGACATAACCACATCAGTACCTTCACTGCGCGTCTCGCAGATTCTTTATGCCGGAACAGCATGTATCCATCGTCCATATACCTGCCATAAAATCGTACTTTTAGCCGTTCTTTTATGTAATGGTCTATGGCATTTGGATAAGCTACTGCAGTTATCTGTGACACCTGACTCCCCAAGCCCAGGCTCTTGCCTGTATAGTTTGTTAGGGGATTCCTGCGCCGCAGGCAGGGATTATTTCTCCGGCCTGTGTTCGGGCAACCGAAAGGCACAACGAAACTACGAAGCAGTTCAAGGATTTTCTGCTCACTGAACGCCTTTTGGTAAATTCTGAAGCAATGACGATGCAATATGCTGTCAAAGAAGCTTGAGAAATCAAAGATTACAGCCCAACCATCATTACTGAAACCATTAGCTCGGTAAAACTTTTGCAGGTGTGCTTCCAGTCTGTCCAAAGATTGGTCAATTCCTTTTCCAGGCAGACAGGCACCATTATCATGTATAAGGCTGCGTTGCAATATTGGCACCAAAGCATTATCACATAAAGAACGCTGTACCACTCTTTCCGAGTAATGAATACTACGTATATGCCTGATTTTGCCTCGCTCCATAGTATCAAACTCCACAAATCCTTTGGTTATGTCTTTCCCCTCGTTCAAAGCCCTACGAGTCGACTCCAAATTCCTAAGCAGATTCATTTGATACCTTTGCACGCTGGCTTTCCATGACACACCTTGCCTTGATTTCTTGTGCGCTCTGTAAAGTTGCCGATAACTTATGAGACGTTCAAAGTTATTGCACTGACCGTAGAGCCGTTTCTTCTGAGCTTCCCTTCTTGCTTTCCGGCGGAGGAATCTTGCCTGCCGCCTTTTCTCTATTGATGTCATTATCTTCTCCCTGTCCCATGTACGGTAAATTGTATGCTTAGACTAACCGCATAGTGGCACCGGGCATGAAATCAGCGTAAACATACAAACTGCTGATCATGCACGATAGCGTCCGCCCGGCCACATCATGGGGTATTATTTACCCTGTAATCAGGGATGGTCAATGCGCTCCTTCCAAAAACGGCATGGCTTTCGGCCATTTCGGCTTACTCGGACTAGCCCAGGATAGATATCCTGTTTTTGGAATCAGAGCGGGGCGCACACCCACTGGTTGCTGGCACCGTTGTTGTTGGCGTTGCCGTTGTTGTTGACGTTGCAGAAATTCGTGGCATTCGTCCGGTTAGCAGACAGCTCCCACCAATTGGTCCGACCGCCACCCCAGCAGTTTCAGCGCATTGCCTATAATAGTTCATCTGCCTCATTATGCTGCCCAGAAAATTCTTTAATGAATTTACAGTCCGCTTTGCGCCAACCGCGAAGTAATTGTGCTTCTTTAACTAGAAGTTCCGTCACCGGCTGGAACTTATCCGGATCAGCAGGCAGTGTGTCCAAAATATACTGCAGGTGTTGGAAAATCTGTTCCACATTGATAATAGCCTCTGTCTGATAATCCCGACGCTTTTCCGCTTCCGCTAAAGATTTTGGATAGATGGTATTGGCCGCCGTAATGTTATTCACCAACTTAATCAGTAAATTCGTCATCGGAAAAGTAAATACCGGTCTATAGCGTTTGGGCACTATCTTTTCATTCATCACAAACCGTGTAAGCTCAGCCCGTAGAGTAATGGCTGTATTGTAAAACTCCAAGGCACTTTCACTGCGGAACCGTTTTAGTACACTCATGAGATTTTCCTTTCACCTTTTATCTCCCGCCGCACAAGGCGGCGGGATTGCAATCGATTAACCGATGCGGAAGCAGAGCGGGGCGCACACCCACTGGTGGCTGGCACCGCCGCCGTCGGCGCGGCCGCTGCCGTCGACGACGCAGAAAACCGCGGCACTCGTCCGGGCAGCAGACAGCTCCCACCAAACGGTCCGACCGCCACCATTGCCATTACCCTTGATGATATGTTTGGCACCACCAGCGAAGATCGGATACTGCAGGTTGCAGCCGCCACCGCCGGTACCAAAACCCGGTTCGCTCCAAGTATGATGGCCAAAGACTTCTACCTCAGTCGGCAGCCAAAGTTTGCCGGCATTTGCCCACGACCAACCCGTATCAGCCGATACCGCGCCGCCCGCAGAATAACGCTCTTCGAGCAGGGCACGTTTCGTGATAATAGCACTCTTCAAATCAGACGGCAGTTTGGCATAAACACCATTTGTTTCATCGTTAAGCGTCTGGTATAAAGCAGAAGCCAGCCACGGATGTTTTTCTGCTTCTGTGCCATTATTCGTGTCCGTGGTATTCATCTGTTTGTAGCCACTCAAGCAGTCGCGGGAAATGAAATCCACATGATGGCCCACTTCCTGATCACCGCATTTGCGATACTGGTCAATACCGGCTACTTCCATAACTACTACTTCGCCACCAGTCAACGTGATAGTCTTGTAATCACCGATGTGAATGCCAGTGAAATTACCTGAAACAATACGTGATTTAAGGCTTGCCCAGCTTTCTGTCAGTTCCTTCCCGTAGGGCACACCGCCCTGAAGAAAAGTCTCCTTGAAAAATTCCGTGGCATTAGCTCCAGTTACCCGACCAGTGCCCTGTGAGGAATCTACCAGAAAACTATCATTAGTGGTAAATCCTGTGATGTTCGGCAGTTCATTCGTTTTGATCATTTTCTTTTCCTCGCTTTCTTTATACAGCCTTAACAGCTGCCAACATTATATTATTACGTCCAGCTATATTCTCGCCGGTCTGCATATGCAACGGCAAAGATATTTCACCGGACATAATATCCCGCATGATTTCTGCTCTTGTTTCGAGCATGACCTTATCTGTATATTCCCTGCCTGACCTGTTTAAATCAAGCATGGCCATCATGGTTTCCCCATTTCTATCTACTAGACACTGGCCGTTTTGTGTTGACAATGGCAGACTTAGGTTTCCCCGATACACAGCTTCAGCCAGCTCTAAAATAGCAGTCAGAAAATCTTTTTTCAGGTCAGTTGCTATCTTTTCCAGCTCTGTCTGTGTAACAAAGTCAAGTTTCTTCACAGCTGCTATTCCTATTCCGTCACGGTTAGCAAGAAATGCGCCATTTTTTTCTGCCAGTGGCTGGCTTACCTGCCTTTGCGATATATCCTGCGCCTGAGCATATAGTTCATAAAGGCTTATGCCGCCTCCAGTAACAGTGCCATGTTGCATGTTTACCTCCCTCCTTATAACAGTCTCAGGGCATAAATTTCTATACCACTTCTTGTTGTGATACCTACTTTTGCCCGATTGCCCAGAGGTGTATTCACCTCTCCAGCGATAACAGCATTCGTGAGGTTTTCGATTGCCGTATCCAATTCATTTATGGAATCTTCCACCTCGGAGGCTAGGTCCTGCAAAGCTTCAGATACCGCGACAACAGCATCGCCCGCATTTTCGGCTGTATGGCGGATATCTTTCACGTGGCCGCAAAGTGCCGGTGTTCCGACATCCTGCAGGATTTTATGTTGTGCCATTTCCTCCCCTCCTTTAGGTTGCTGTTCCTGTGATAATAATCTCGTTCGTGAGGTCTTCCAGTTCTGTTCTTAGTTCTGCTATCAAACCTTTGATTTCGGTATCTAGCAGTTTTTCAGCATCATCAAGAGCATCGGCAGCGGTTTTGGCATCAACCGCTGCACTCCTCACCCTTTTCAAATGTTCCGTAAGAACATTCAGGCCCTCACTCGCTAAGACTTTGTGTCTGCTCATGGAGCCTCACACCTCTCAGTCAGCCAACAGTGCGGCAATTTCTTCGGCAGTGTAGTCGCTGATATCAGTATCAACGAGCAGCGCCGTTGCAGCAATGCCACCATCCTGTGCAAAGCCATTAGCATCCGTGGTGCGGATGTTGCCGGCAGTGAAAGTATTGGCAGCCAATTTCTGCTGAACATCAGCAGCTGCGACACCGGAATCGGTGAGCTCACCATTGGCGTTCAGACCGGCCAAGTTACCATTAGTCGCATTTGCAACCTTGGTAACGACGTTGTCAGCAGCTACACCCGTGTCGGTCAGTTTACCGTTGGCATCAAGACCAGCCACATTACCAGCCGTTGCGCCAGTAACCTTGGTTACAACATCATCTGCAAGAATACCGGCGTCTTCTACCCCACCGTCTGCGGTCTGCTTAACCAAACCGGCCGTGGTACCGCCGGAAATCTTTTCCATGTAGCTAGAAAGGTCAACGAAGTTTGCAAATACGTTGTATTTGTAAACCGGGGATTCAGCCGTACCAACATTTACAATACCGACATCAGCGCCAGCCTTATGCTTCTTGCCGGCACCTTCGACGAAATCAGCCGTCGTGGTGAAAGCGTCGGAAATGTTGTAAATGAAGCCTTCGTTAGCAGCAGCCAGAGCGGGCAGGTCTGCGAAGGCCACAGTGCCACCCGGTTTGTAAACGGATGCAATCTTAGCATTGATGGCATTCGTGACCTGAGCCTCGGTCTGATAATTACTGTCATTGGTCAGGTCGCTGACCTTGGTGGGCAGCTGGGACTTTTTCGCAAAAGTCGCTTTCAATTCCGCAGTCAAGTTATCGATAGTAGTTTTAGTTACCAGATTTTTAACAGCCATTTTCTTTACCTCCAATTTTCAAAACAGATAATCAATCATCATGAAGGATTCTTCTGACATCTTCCATGACTTCCTCTTCATTTGCCAAATCGGTATCGTCCATTACCGTATTCAGGTCAACAGACAGTGTCCCGTCGGATTTGACTTGCAAGTTGCTGCCAACTTTTACTGCACCCAAGGTCGATTCCGTGGCAATTGGCAAAATATCACCACCACCGCCGCCACCTCCTTTCGTAATAAATACCATCAACGTGGCATTGATTGCCGCATGTGGTTTTGTTTTAGCGTACAGGGTAATCCCTCCGTCCTCCACGCCTGTCACAGACGACAGTCCGCAAAGGCTTGCCTCTTCCTGACTATCCGGCTGGATAATGATTTGTACAGGAGTTTTTTCCCTGACATTTTGATGAGTTATGCTTAATCTATATCTATAGACACCATTCACTATTTGCCAGCCTGCTACAGGAATAACAATATTATCCCTAAGCGTGCCAATTCCGGTAACAGCATCATAGAGCCAATCAACATTGTGTTCCGGATCGTCATAAGCTGAAGTAGCAATTTTCCTGGCCTGCCAGACAACGCTGCCGTCCAGCTTCGTATCGCCAACATTCAATCCGGAAAAATCTTGTGCCGTAACCGCTGTTGTACCGGCAGTCACAGCCTCCAATACCAGTCCATTTTTCAATGTGGGCGTATTTAAAATTTCTCCTTTTTGGTAGGCGCATTGTCTGGTGCAAGTATGCGTTACTCTGTTCAGCGTATTTACATCCACCAGCCCGGTAACGTCAATTTGTGCCACCACAGTTGTGGCATTTGCCACTTTCACGTCCATAACATAAGTTATAGATGTGCCGACTTTTGCATTTGCCGGTATCCAGTCAGGCTGACTATCCAAAGCAATCAGATAAAGGATTTCGCCAACATCAGGATCTTGCGCAAATACCCCCCACTCGCGGCACCAAAAACCATGTGCAACCGTATTCACCAGCAAATTACCAGTTATCATACAATTTTCACCGCTGACTTCAGCAGAACATAAGCCAAACGAAACTTCCGGTGCGACCAAATCGGTCAGATTATCCACCTCAACAGAGGTTTCATGCCCACTACCTAATTTCATTCTGGTAATATTCAAAGGTGTTCCCGCTTCCACTTTAGCCTGCAGCCTGCGCCCGGCAGCAGTCAGGGCATAACCTGTAGCATTCCAATCAGACATTCTTATCACTCCTCATTTTTTCCAAGTACAATTTTCTTGTGACAGCTTTGTAAACTGCCTGTATAAGCCATTGTTTCTGCCCTTGCCACATTTATCTGACGAGGGCTATTCACATAGGTCTTGTGAATGCTTTCCGTACTTGTCATGCAGCCAACAACACTTACACTGCCTCCATCTGACTCAATGGGGCCTGCCACATGTACCTTGTGGGTTCCCTCTATCCCCGCCATGTAGGCTGCAATATCAACATTGCCACCCACAGGCTCAATAGGACCTGCCACATGCACCTTGTGAGTTCCCTCTATACTTGCCATGTAAGTTGCAATATCAACATTGCCGCCTACAGGCTCAATAGGACCTGCCACATAATTTTTGTGAATGGATTTCTTGTGGTTCAAATATGCTGTAATCCCCAGGTTCGTATCCTTTGCATAATTCGGACCTGCAATGTGTGTTTTATGCCAAGATGGTAAAACAGCATAATACGTACTCACATCAACCCTGCGCAGAAACCATATCTCATCCAACCAGCTGCGCACATTCTTGGTCATATTTATGGCTCTGAGCACCATATTGATTACGTCTTCATCCACATGATTGGCCGTGATATTGATTACCCTAAAATGAAAAGGCTGTCCATTGTACTCAAACCACTCTTCTACTTTGCAGCCGCCCCAGACTGTCTCCACCATTTCTGCCACAATTCCTTTGGTCCCTTTGCGCATATGCCAGCGGGTAGAATTCTTCACCAGTGCCCGCTTGATGTCCAGCGGCAGGGAATCATCGTAGAAGTCCACATGCAGACTGCGAGCCAGTGCGTCTACAATATCGCTGGGCAAATCTTCAATGCGGGGATAAAGCAGTGTCAGCTCACTTAATGTGTTTATTTTTCGCAAAGCTTCATCCACGGTCTGCGCCACTTCATTGAGATTCTTGCGATTGATGGAGGTGGGAAGTCTGGCGGCAATTCTATCATTGTTAATGTTCATTCGTCCTCACTCCCCGCCATTGTTACACTGATATTGACTGGCTTTGCAATCTCTATCTCATGCAGCACGGTATGCACTGGGGATTCAATAATTACGCGCTTTATACCTGGTATTGCATAGATAAGGCTTTGCAATTTATCCGGCGTGATATCCCTGCCCAGAGACCCATATTGCCATGTAATATAATCATTTACTGCTGCGGCAACCTTGGCCTGCACAGTTACCGCACTGGCATCCGGCAGGATGTAATACTTAGCGTTTATGTCGTAATTCACTACCTCCGGAGCCACCACTTCAACAAAATCCGTCAAGGGTCGTTCTGTATCAGCATTCAAAGCCGCCAATACATCCGCAAGGATTTCCGCGCCGGGAATACCACCGTTCTTCAGCATCACGACATTACGCACAACACCAGCACTGGGCGAGTATGGATAAACATCGGCTATAGCACTGTTCACCGCCATAGCCTTGGCTCGGTATGCTCCGGCAGGGCCAGCCACGCTTAAAGATTCCGGTGCTTCCCAGACTCGTTGTCTGAGCGCATCGTCCTCTTCAACTTCTGCCCCGCCTTCTGACTTGGTGATATTGGTCATCTCTGTTACATAAGGCACAGGGTCAACGATAGTATTGATTTCGCCTATAACATAATCGTTGCCAACTGTACCGATTTCTGTGCAGGTAGCCGCTACAATGCCTTCTGTTTCCCCGGCGGCAATTACCAAGTCTTTATCTGTGGCAAAATAGATATTATTGCCAGGGCTGACTCTTGTCCCCGCGGGAATCACGGTTTCCCGTTCCCTGACTGTTGATAACACCGCCTTAATCGTAACCGTAGCAGGGCTGGCTCCTATGCGTGTAATCCATGCATTAGCGGCCAGTCCGTCCAAACAAGTTCCTGTGGAATGTTTGATGAGGTTTTGCCTGCCTGTGTCATTAATCTTGTTCAGCAGACGAATAATAAGGTCTACAATGAACAGGATAAACAGCCTAATGGGATCACCTTTTTCCACGCTTCTTCCTGTTATTGTGGTGTAAAGCGTAAAAACCTCTGCTTCTATCTCTTCTGCATTAAGGTCAACAAAATTCACGTCAGGTATATCACTAAGTTTCATTCACGCTCACCTCCACAGTGGGAATCAGCCTTCCTGTTTCTTCTCCTTTGAATGTAATAGACTCAATAACAGCCCTCGTTTCATACTGTCTGATGGCACGGAATATTTCATTGGTTACTTTCGCTTTTGCGACATTGATTGGCAAATCCACTACCGAACCATCTATGCCGAATTCTCTATCCATGGGGATGGAATATTTTATGGTGGTTATGATGGTGCGCACATTCTGAATTACTTCTGCCGCCACGCTTTTGGGGGCAAAATCAATTTCGAAAGCATCATCGCCATTCACAATGTACGACATAATCAATCACCTCCCAGCACGGAACTTTCAGCGCCGTTATTACTGCCGTAAGAAAGCGTAATTGCTTTTTCCTCTGTTTGATTGCCTTCCTCATATTCGGTGAGGGTAATCTGAACAATGCATTGTTGTAATTGTCCATCCACAGTCCAGTAGCAATCCCCTTCTTTGAGTGAATCCAGCCGCCAACTATTCTGTGCAACCGGTCTGCCGCCAATTACCAAAGGAAATACAGCTCCCATATCGCGCATCTTGCGCAATTTCTTTAGCTGGCTGGCAGGGTCAATCCCGTGGTCATCGTCAAGGATAATGGAAAAGGAGAGTTTTTCTAATCCGGGACCACCGAACTGGCTGACCGGCTTTCGAAGTAAAAGATTATGTTCTGCCCACCGTCCGGAAGCTTCACGTTCAAACTTCGTAGGTGTCAGCATGTGATACGCTGATACCGCAAAGACAATATCCCCCATATAGCCGATATACATAGCCGCCCGCCTCCTTTCTCGCTCATCCGCCGATAATTACATTGGGACTTCCCTCTGCCACGCTGCCACCACAGCTCACAGAATCGTCTACGCGTCCTGCCGGTATTCCGTTGATAAAGACACTGCTGCTGCCACTGGAAATCACACCACCATGAGGTGGATGCACGGGACAGCCATGAGCAGGATATGCATCACCTACCCGTCCGGCACCTTTACCATTGATGAACACATTCGGACTACAGCCGAATAGCCCCCGCGGTGGGCAGGCATCATGTCCCGTGTCATTATCACCTTGCCTTGTTGCAGCTGGCATAAATTCACGTCCTCCCTATGTGCCCGAATCGGGCACATCAATTCAGTCTTATCTCTGGTGCTGTAATCTTCAGCGATTGCGATGCATGAATCTCCATAGCACCGCCTTTGTTGACAATGTAGCTGCCGTCCTTATACCGAATACTGCGCGTATCCGGGTCACTTTCTTTTGGCGGATCGGCATCGCTATAATGTGCTCCGATGACAAATCCTTCCCCCGGGCCATTGCCGCTTGAATTTGGTAAAAGAATGCACAACACAGCATCATCAATGGCCGGCATCCAATAATCCTTGGTTCCTTTTGTCCCCCGACTGATCACATACAGTTCTGCCGTTGTCCGGTCTTCCTGATCCGGCCTTTTTACCACAACCGTTCCCGGCTGCTTGCCATAGGATGAGACAATGCCAATAAATATATATTGGGAAAGTTCCCGGAGTAATGAATCAGTACCCATCGAGACACCTCCTGATGTCAATTTTTGTTGTATAGCTCTCACCCTGAATATCATGTGTCACTTTCGTAGCCAAATACTTACCATCAAAGTGACCGAAATTCTGCATAGCGATAACCTGTCCGGCGGCAAAATTGTGATTGCCAATCGTCGAAAAACTACCTGTCACAGCCTCTTTGTTTGCTTCACGCAATTTCTTTTTAGCCAGCCGTTCTGCTTCAGCTTTATCCTCAACTTGTTCACGAACCATAAGGACACGGCCTTCCTTCTTGCCTGGAACTGTAAACTCACCCTCGATAGTCTCTTTCTTCTTGCCTTTCTGATACTTAACCTGGCACTTATAGTAAGTGTCTCTCGTTTTTGCCCGGAAACTGTAGTCCAGCAGCCAGCGTAAAGGCATGGTCTTTTCGTCCAGTTCTGCCTTTGCTCCCGGCTTATACACCGTGATTACCGGGTCTGCCTGCTCAAATTTGGCATCATCAAAGATTACAATCTGCTCAGCCATGATTTTCAGGCTCATTCCGTGGTCTTTGCAGATTTTCAATAGGAATTCCAAATCCGATTGGTCAGCCTGTTCTACATGGTCAAGATTCGGATTTTCTGCGCATTCCCACATGAGTTTTAGCCCATTCTGCTCGCAAATATCCGCCGCGGCTTTCCAAACCGATATCTTCTCCCATGTCTTATTTTTACGCGTTCCTCGCAGGCTGGAATTACCGATAATCGAAATTCCCTTTATTCTCACGGTGGACGGATAGCCTACGGCTTCAATTTCATCAATTTCAAACTTCCCAACCTTGAAAATCGTTTCTCCATCTTGCAAGGTTGTGCGATTATATGTATGGAGGGTAATATTCAGCATATTTCCCTCCCCTTCTGGAAACCAATCTTTCAACCAAATCTGTGCCCGATCTTCCAGTTCGATACTTATATCATCTGCAGTATCCGACAAATTATCGTTGTAAGACATTGAAATAAAATATTTGCTGATATCCTCTGATATATCATTTTCTTCTTTGCTACCAGCAGCAATATACTTTATCTCCAGCCAGGTACGGCGAGATAACGCTGAACCATCCGGCACTCCTGTCCGCCACTTATCCAGTGGGTTTTTGTACTCTACCATAATCTCACCGCCTCCAAGGAGGTAATATACTGGAAGTTTCTAAATCAGGCTCTGGACAAATAATCGTCACTCCCGCTGGGAATATAGCCATATCCTTCAAATCCTCATTGGCTTCCAGCAGCTTAGATATATAGGCTTCCTTGCCATATACCTTGTAGGCAATCAAGTCCCACATATCCCCTTGAATTGTCGTGTACGTTTTACGTGGCAAGCGAAGTCCTCCTTTGATTATGATTGTAGTCAGCCATCATACTACTGAATTCACGTTTCAATTCACGCATCAGCTCAGCTTTCAGTCTTGATAACTCATTAGACATTTGTGATACCGTATTACTGTCCGCATTGCCGTTAATGGTTATTTGCGGATTGAAATTGATTTCGAAACTACTTGTCGTACCAACCGGTTCCATCGCAACTGGAGCAGCCTCTATTTGTGCCTCCGTCGGTGGTGCCAGGATATCCGATATCAACCCGATATCCAGTGGCAATGCCTCCACCGTATTCATAATCGGTGGTAACTCAGGCGCCGGTATGATGGACGGCGCTACATTCGCTATGGATTTTACCTCCGGCGGCAACGCTTCTACCGTGTTCATTATCGGCGGTAACTCAGGCGCCGGGATGATGGACTGCGCTACATTCGCTACAGCATTTACCTCCGGCGGCAATGCCTCCACCGTGTTCATTATCGGCGGTAATTCAGGGGCCGGTATGATGGACGGCGCTACATTCGCTACAGCCTTTACCTCCGGTGGCAATGCCTCCACCGTGTTCATTATCGGCGGTAACTCAGGCGCCGGGATGATGGAGGGTGTCGCCCGCAGTGGTACACTGGAATCTTTCGGTAGAAGGCCTAGTATCTCGCCGGCTTTACTCCAAAGAGAAATTGCCCGCTTGCTGCCATCCAGAGGAATTGCTGCTTCTGCGCTTTCTTCAGCAAAAGTTGTCAAGAATGTTCCTTTGTTATAAATGCCACCAGCCGCATTATGGGCTACATTTGGGGCCGATGTCGTGACATTGACATTCAGCCCTGCACTAAACTGTGCAGAAATCTGTGCCCATGCCTGGGATAGTCTATCCACCACAACCTGAGCCATCTGGTCAGCCCAATTGGCAATATTCTCGTAAGCCTGCTGCCCCCATGTATTTGCCGCCTGTATAAAGGCATCTGCTCCCGGTTGGCATTTGGTTGCCAGCTGAGAAAACTCCTGCACCATCGCATCCGTTCCTTGCTGCGCCATCGGTGGCATCTGCTGGAAAGTAGTCTGTGCCTGTGTGGGAATCTGCTGCATATTGACTCCCACAGCCTGCGCCGCCGCAGCCGCCTGTTCTCCCATTCCGGAAAAAGCCGTTTGCCCCGTAGCAGGCATCTGTTGCAGTAGCTGGTTCAGCTGTTCCATATGGCCGGCAGTCTGTTGTGCTGCTGCTCCGCTTTGCTCAACATTTGCTGATAAAGCCTGTGCATTCGCCGACGCTTCTGCAGTTGCCTGTGCCGTTTCCTGCGCAGCCTGTGCAGTTTGCATCATTCCCTCATCCGGCATGTAATCAGCTGTCACCTGCGGTAAAGCTTCCCTGCTCTTTGATGCCAGTTCAGCCTTTTTCTGTACCTCATCGGCTTTACCCATGAGCGTATCAAACATATCACTGATACCACCGGCAATGGTCTTGAACGTGCCAACCGTGCCGCCCAGGAATCCATCTACGGCCTGTCCTGCACCGCTCCATGCTTTCTGCCAGTCACCGGTAAGGATGCCCACAATGATGTTGACTACGCCACCGATAAACTGCGCAACGGAAGCAATCAGGTTCATAATCACGGAAATAGCCGTACCTACCACACCAGCAGCAATGTCAAAAGCCACGCCAATGGCAAAGCCCACATTGTTGATAATGCCCAGAATCCAATCTGCAGATGTAGCAGTTCCTCCAGTTACACTGTTCCATGCAGCAAGGATTCTATCGACCATATCACCAAAAGCTGCTTTAATCCGCGCTACCTGAGCTGATATTGTACCGGAGATGTGATTCCAAACGACGGTGGCGGTTTCTTTGATATTATTCCAGTTTGCAGCCAGTATTGCGATTACGGCGATAATGGCACCGATGGCCAGAATAACTGGCAAGCCAACTGTAGCTAAAGTTGCCATGATTCCAGGAAGTGCTGCAAAGGCTCCCGATATCAATCCTGGGATGGCCATAAACGCCCGTCCTATCATAGCGGGCATTCCCATTGCTGCCGTTTTTACAGTCGATAGCCCGTTCTTCATTCCGCCCAGTAAGGTAGTTACCGTGGTTATTGGATTGCGCAGTGCATTCATTGAGGCACCCAGATAGGCATTTGCCCCGGCCTGCAGCATTGTTGCCACAGTTGCTATTCCGGTCTTTGCTGCCAGCAATGTTTCCGAAGTAGTTACCATCATGATAGAAGAGCTTATAAACCCCCAGCCGGCAAAAGCAAGCTGTACACCTGCCGCAGCTATCATAATGGCAGACAATGCAGCGGCTGCTATTCCTGCCGCCATAGCTACTTCTTTATGCTCCTGCAACCATGTTGACATAGTTGAGGCCATAGGCGTGATTGCCTCTGCCACTGCCCTAACAGTTGGCAGGAAAGCACTCCCCAACGCATTTTTCACTGCATCTGTAGCACTGTCCAAAGCAATCATTGCGCCCCTGGTATCATCATTCATGGTATGAGCGAACTGCTTGGCATATCCATCGCAATCGCGCAAAGCATTTCTGTATTTATCGAAAGTGTCTCCACCCTGTTCGATAATATTCACCCAGCCGGATGCCGCATTCGCGCCAAAGATAGCTCCAATAGATGCCAGCTTTTCTTCGCGGGAAAGTCCTTTCATTTTTTCCTGCAACTGTTTGATGATATTGCTCATCTTCTCCATTGGCGGAGCATTTTCGTCAAACTCTACCCCCAGCCCTTTCAAAGCTGCTTGTGATTCCAAAGCCATTGCGGTAGCGTCCGACACGCTTATGCCTAAAGCCTCCATTTCCTTGGTGGCTTTCTTCGGCGGCCCCGACAGACGCAGCAGGCCCATTCTAAGCGCAGTGCCTGCCATTGAGCCTTTAATGCCTGCATTGCCCATCATCATGGTCATGGCAGCAGTATCTTCAAGAGAAGCGCCAAAAGCGGCCGCCACAGGTGCCGCATACTTCATTGTTTCGCCCAAAGATTCCAGATTGACATTGGCATTGGTAAGAGCATAAGCGTAAACATCCATAAAATGTCCTGCCTTCTCCACCGGTACCCCCATAGCAGTCATATTGTCGGATACAATATCTGCAGTGCGGGCCAAATCTGTGCCAGCTCCAGCAGCAAGGTCGAGCATCCCCGGCATGGTGCCGTAAATCTGCTCAGTCTTCCACCCTGCCATGCCGAGATACCCCATTGCCTCAGCTGCTTGTGTCATCGTAAACTGCGTGGTTGCACCCAGCTGTCTTGCTTGGTCTTCAAGCTTTTTCATATTGGCATTTACAGAGTCAAAATCTCCCTGGCGAATCAGACCGGATTGTGTGAGTGCTTTCACCTTGCTCATGGCGTGTTCAAACTCCATAGCATTTTCAATGGCCCCGGCAAAAGGACGCATAACCGTCTGCGCAGTGTTGATACTTCCTTGCATATTGCCATAAGCATTAAACATATTCTGCTGTGCTTGACTATTTTTGGCTTGTGCCTGTCGTCGAGCATTCAGCTGTTCCTGCTCCTTCGCCGCTCTAGCTAAAGCATTGGTGGTTTGCTGGATTTCCTGCCGTAAGCGGATTTCATTCTGTGCCAGATTTTGCGTCGAATATCCGGCATTCGCCATGCTTGTTCTTATGCGTTGAAGTTCCGCTTGCTGTGCGGCAAGTTTTTCTTTCAGCCCCGCAGCTTGATTTTTAGCTTGTTCAAAAGCCCTGCCAGCCGCTTTTGTTGCCAGTTCGCTTTCTTTCAAAGCGGCTTTCAGTGCTTTTGCCTCGCTATTCATCTGCCGCCATTCGGCATTAGGGATTTTCCCTTTTAATGATTGCAGTGATGCAGCCATCGTGGCATGTTTTTGCCGCAATGCCTCTGTTGCCGCCTGGGATTGTCTGAGTTGTGCAGCATACCGATTTGCATTAGCCTGCGCTGAAGCAAAACTATTGCCTGTATCGGCAAGTGACTTCTTCAATTCACCAAACCTTGCGATATTGGCCTGAATCCCTTTTAGTTCGCCCATGCGCTGCATCAATTTTTGCGGACCTTGTGCCGCCTGGCTAACTTCTTGAAGTTTTCTTTGCAGATTTCCGGCTTCGGAGATAGCCTGGCGCATGGAGTCCGTATATACTTTGTCAAGCTTGCCCTTTATAGCAATGGCAAGTTCTAATAATCTTCCAGCCACTACGCAAAACACCTCCGATATGTTATAATCTAAGTAAGAGGTAATTGAAAATTGGAAAGGGTGTGAGGATAATGTCGATTTACACTTTTATATGGAGCGCTCTCCGTAATCCCGACCCTTATGATGCTTGTTTTTGGGGAGCTTCTGAGCACCCTCACTATCATGATTGTAAAAACTGTACTCACTTCACCGATAAGACCTGTGAGTATGGTTCAAATCAGACAACTCTTAAAGATCTCCAATCTGCTATCGCTGAAGGAAAGGTGATGCTTGACTCTTATCCAAAATTAAAACCAAATAGATTGCCATAATCTGCCGCCCGCAAGGGCGGTTTTTTTATCTTCTGCGGCTGTGGTATCTGGCTTTCGCCTCTGCCTCAGCCTGCTTCTGCATCTTGCGTTCCAGATTAATCTCATCATTCATGGTCTTTACCCATGCATAGAAATCGCCAATTGGTTGCTCCAAGAAGTAGTCAATCGGCGATTTCGTATACTTGGATAACCGCATTGCAGAAGTCCTTATTTCACGGATTACCCCGCATTGTTTAAAAAACGGCTCACCCGTGTCGTCACGGCCATGAAGTCAGGGCCAGACAAGTTAATAATGTCGTCATAGCGCATTCCTGCAGCAGCCGCCGCAACATGCGCCTGATAAACCATGGAAAGCTGAGGAACCACGATAGTATTATCTACTTCCTTGGCTTTCTTTTCGCACATCAGGAGCGTTGCCCCCTTGATTTTGCTAAAGTCGAAAACAATGGAGGGCCGACCATTAATTGGATTAGACAGTTTTATAGTATTTTCACCATCTACCTTTGGTTCATCAGCCACGTTCATGTTTTCATTTACAGATTCATTTTCCTCTGTTTTAGCAATTTTCTTTTCCTCTGCCATGATATTTATCCCCCTCTAAAAATCAATTCATACCGATATTCCTACGGGTCTTGGCCATGAGGTCAATACCGTTGATTACCGTCTTATAGCCGTATTTGTCAATCTCAACAATAGCCTGGCCATTTACCTCAATCTTGATGTAATGTACCTCAATCGTGTTCGAGCTATCTGAAGTATTCATCGCTTCAAAAGTGCCCGGTGCATAAGCTTTTGCCCGCCCACGCAAGCTGACGATAATCTGGTCTTCCACATAATCATTGGCACCATGATCAAAATTCTGAATGCTGCCGTAGATTTGGAGCGATACCGGATTGCCGCCAGCCATGCGCAACCCTGTCACATGAGGAGTACGCCAGTTAAGGGTAAGCTCCAAAGAGCCAAAATGACCACGCACTGGAGCATCTACTTCACCAGACAATCCCACGCCCGTGATGGAGGTAGTGCTGGATGCCAACTCCGGCAAATCCACATTGGCAATGCCAATCATATTGTCTTCGCCGTCCCAATAGACTCTTGCTTCCTGAAGCATTTCAGGGACTTTATTTACAGCCATCTTTTTTCACCTTCTTCCTATGCTGCTTCAAAGAGCGCCTTGAAATTGTCAACGTTGTACTCAAAGATACATTCGCACTCCTGCATGGGCACTGGCGGCGTAATGTAACTGTGTACACGGATAATCCCCTGCGTGAGGTCAGTGAGCGGATTTTCACTCTCAAGGAACTGAATGTCAGCTCCAATTAAAAAGCCTCTCGCTACAAAACCATTCAAACGCACCATCTCGCTGTCGACAATACTCTTGATAAGGCGGGGCATAAGCGGACGGTCAACTTTTTGCCAGTAACTGAGGATGAATGTCTGATACTGCCAGTCAAAGAACCGGCGTACACAGATGAAGCAGTCCTTCGGGTCAGTAACCGACGGATATGCTCCGGTGTAATTTCCCCAGCTCTTCCAACCGCCATTGAAGTTGAGTGCCGTTATAATGCCCTGAGCATTAAGCATATTGGCCTGATCTAAAGTCAATGCCACCTCCGTGCCATCAGCAAGACAAGCACCGGTAGCCTGCATGGAAAGATTAGAGGGTGATTCATAGGGCACATCATCATTGCGCGCATCCATTACACCAATAATCCCCAGCAAATGTGTGGACATATGATAAATCGCATCACCATTACGCACACAAGGCCAGCAGACCAGCTGATTGACACCTGTGTAATTGTTGTTGTTCTTCCAGACGTTGACCTTGGAATAGCTCTTGACTTCTTTCGTATCCACGTCCGTCAATGCTATGCAGCGGAACAAACCGCAAAGCGTAAGTGCTTTGGCTTTGAGCACTGCTGCCACAGTTGGATCTTGCGACCATCCGGGAGCGGCAAGTATGCCCGGAACCATGGAAAAAAGCGTGTAGATAGCACTTGCCCATTCCAGCCCCTTGACTTCCCCGGACTGGCTCACGCCGCCAATGATATCCATTGCAGTTACTTTTGATGCATCCACCTTATCATAGCTGACAGCAAAACTTTCCAGACCACTATCAGGGCCGCCTGCAATATCCGTGATAACCAGTTCGCCGTCATCATTGAACTCGGCAATGTAATCCTCATTTTCCACCAGTTTAGTACCGCCAATGCCATCTTTAACCACTAATGTGGACTTGATAACAGGGTCGGTGATGGTGGCTACACCACTTACGAGAGGAACGGCCTTTTCCGGTTCAGCAGTTTTATGCTTCGTAGGATCAAGCACGTTGATAAAGATAATGGGCTTCACGCCGTAGAGCCGGAACTCGCTGAACATGCTTTCGCAAAGTGTAAAATCTTTCCAGTTTCCGCTATACCCCAATGCCTTGACGGCTTCGCTGTACTCATAGCAGATAACCGGCTTGTTGACATAAGCCTGCGGGTCATCCGTAAGATGCACCGGAGCCGTTCCCCATACGACAGGCAGTCCGGCTGTGGTATTTACCGGAGGAATTAAGGAAGTTGGCACTTCCGATGCCTTTATTCCATGAAAATAAGCCATAATCACTTACCGCCTTTCTTTTTGAATTCTTCGCTTGCCCGCTTGTAATACGTATTGCGGGGCGAACCTGTGCGTCCAATCTCGCGACGCGCCTGATCCAGTCTTTCCGGTGGTACAAAAAGATGTTTCAAGCTGGGATGTTCTTTATACACGGCAGGAACGCCATCCGCGAAAATGGTAAATGTGCTATGCAGCACCGTCCCTTTAATCGGCGGGCCTACATAGATAACCGGCTGCGCACTTTCCTGCTTTTTGGCAGTTTCCGTTTTCGCCTGCGGTGTGTCCTTTGTTTCTTTTGTGGTTTTAGCCATTATCTTCACCTCTTCCAACTATTCATTCGAGCAAGAAATTTGGGATTGCTGGGCTGTTCAAGGTAAACAGCAAAGTCGATTCTTCCTTCCCAGAAAGGAAATGGCTGCTCATCGGGAATGAATGTTTCCATGGCATCATCCTCGGTGAGCTTAATTTGATACTTGGCATTAATCGGATTGTTGGCCAAAAGCTGATAGCGCATGAACTGTAACAGGTGATACAGGGATTCACACCCTGCTTTCCTGTCATTGTCAAAGGTAGCAGCATATATAACCATCTTGGCCAGAGTATACTTTTCCCCGTCCTCTATCATCAAAGGGCGGACAACTACTGCCGGGACATGTTTTTTCATATCCTCGGCTTTAGCTTCCCTGGGCAGGAATCCGGCGTATGCATGATAGGGTTTACTTTTGGATAAATCCCCCGCATTTATTTCCTTTTCGCTGTACTCCTGAAACCTCTGATTCAGAAATTCCGCTATAACTTTGGCAGCGCCCCATGGAGTCTCCATGTCTTACCCTCCCATCAGACGGCCAACCTCATGCCGGATGCGTTCCTCATACTTCTTCATAGCAGATTCTGTAATCTCATTTTTAATTGCATCATTGCCAAAAAGCTGAGGCACGGCAGGGCCAAAAATACGCTCAATCGGCAAACGGCTCTTGCCGCTGCGCTTGAAGAACGTATTGCTATAGGCAAAAGAGCGAGGCACGATATCTCCTGAACCTTTTTTGATGGACACAAAGACTCCGCCCTTGCGCTTCTTTGCCTTATAATGTCCGGCACTTTTGCGCGGCCCTGCAATCTTCAGTACAGCACCGTCTTCGACCGTGCGAATACTTGTAGCTGACTTGATAGATGCGGCATCAATGGTATAGGTCTTGCGCACATGTTTTGTGCCAATCGTCTTGGCGTGTGTTGCCGCCCGCTTGGCTGCCCTTGATATGGCCGCATGAACCTTGTCACCACTGAGTGCTTGCAGCTGTTCTTCCAGTGCCTTGGCACTTTCCCGGGAGACTTCAATCTCAATCATGATTACCAGCCTCCTGCTCCATCAAGACCGCTGATATTGGCTTTCAGATTTATGGTGAGCATTCCCATGTGTTCCACACAGGAATCCACCAAGAATTCTTCCTCATCCAGTGAAAACAACTGGTCTTCCACTGGCATTTCACCAATATCAGCCTTTTTGACATGGATAGTGACGACAATACTATGGACAGCATCATAACCCTCGTAATCCCTGCCAACCTGCAAGCTTTCCTTACTGGTTGGGCTTTCCACTATACAGTTGCAAAGCGTCCCGTTCAGGTCATGCTCATCGGCAAATTCTTCGAGGTCCAGGAACACATCGTCCATATCCTCCGTCACCATCTCTTTGAAGGCACTCATTTTTTCTTTCCTTTGTCGCCCTTGTTGCCTTTGCCCGTCTGCATTGCAGCGTCCGGGTCGAGGGCAGGAAGGCCGTCACCGGAATCTTCTCCAGCATCCTCTGTGCCCGAATCGAGCACATCGTTTTCAGCGGGGATTCCTTCATCTGCCGGTTCATCTGTGCCCGATTCGGGCACATTGCCCTGATAGAACGAAAAATCACCGCTGGAACGAGCCACCAGCCGCTTAGCTTCGTTATTATCCGCAACGGATATCACGCTTCCTGCGCCATACAGTTGGCCATGGAGGGAGATAAACCCCTTGTTTATAATAATCTTTGCCATCGTACTCATCCTTTCGCCTTGATAAGTGCCCAATCATCTGCCCAGGTCGGAGCAAGCAGGAAACGGCTGTACATGGTCAGGGAAATTTCCTGACTGTTCTTGTCGCCATTGTAGTA